CTGTTGCCGCCCGTCACCCAGTCGCTGGTGAGCCGGCTCACCATCGCGCCCTGATACATCCGCCGCCGGGGTGCAGCAGTCGGCTCAGGGGTGCCGCGCTGCAGCCAGCCGAGGATCGAGGATCGGATGCCCATCAGAAGCGCACGAAGAGGTTGTGAGGATTGCCGAGGCCGTTGGCCTGCAGCTGCGCGGCCTGCTCGCGCTTCACGCTGGCCTTCAGACTAGATTCCAGCGCCAGCAGGTCAGCCAGCTCCATCTTCTTGAGCCGCCGGTTGCCAATCGTGTACTCAGCCACCGCGCCACCCGCGACCATCGCGCGGATCGCACCCTGCACCGCGTCGAGGTCTTTCTGCGTTTGGCTGCGACCATCGAATGCGCCAGGTGTGCCCGTGTAGCTCAGCCCAGGCAGCACCTCGAGCTGCCCGGCGCCGAGCGTCACATGCAAATTGCTCTTGCGCGCCTCGGCCTGCCAGAACCATGTGCCTGAATCGAACGCGGCGCTGGTCGCCTGCGCGATCGTGAACTCCCACCCGGTGCCAAAGGCCACACCCGTCACCGTGGCGCCTTCGCTCGCGGTGTTGGTGCGCAGGTAGTAGGTCAGCGTCCAGCCACCGCCACTGTCGATCGCGTTCCCAAGGTTGTCGCGGCCGGCATTATCACGCCACTTCACCGTGTCGCCTGCTCGGATCTGGGCGGGGATGTTCACGGCCTCACCAGTTGCGGACGAATGCCGACGCCGCGGCTTTCTCCGATCTTAGGCGCGGCTTGCGTGCCTCGGTATCCGTCTTCTCCAGTCGCTTTTCCAGCTGATCCCAGATCGTTCTGCGGTCGTACCGCTGGTACAGCCGATGTACCGCTGCATACGCATAGACCAGACAGTCCAGCGCCTCATTCCGCGCGCTTGGTTTCTTTACCCATTCGCGCACCGGGAAGCCCTTCACGTACCGCAGCGCCTGCTTCTCTGCTGTCAGCTGCTCGAAATACTCGCTACCCGTCTGCGCGTGGAAGTGCAGGTAGCCCGGCCCCGGCTCGTTGTGCTTCAGCCGCCCGAACAGCGTCGTCTTGATCGTGTCGCCACCAACCGGGAACACCTGCGCGCCGCGCTTCAGCGTCCGGCCCTGCGCGTTGATGTCCACCTTGCTTGCCTTGCCGATCGGCGCCTTCCCCCGCTGGCTCTGGCCCTTGATCGCGATCACACCCACGCTCTGCCGCTCCCGCGCGTACTGGTACACCTCCGCCGTTGCGTGGCCGCCCGAGTCCACGCACACCACGTCCGCGCGCAGCTTCGCCCCGCTCACGTGTTCCCAGTCGTGCAGCACCAGCACGTCCAGCTGCTTCCACACCTCAGGCCGGCACGGGTCGCCGAAGATCTCCTGGTGGTCCACCAGCCAGCCTTCCTCCTCGCGGCCCCACGCCCACACGCTCACCGCCAGGCGATCACCCGCACTGCCGCCGCCGCCCTGCACGTCCACGCCGATCGTCACCGCCAGTGCACCCTCCGGCAGCTGGCCCGACGCATACGGCTCGCACCGCTGCAGCAGCGCATCGGCGCTCACCTTGCTGGCGTAATCCTCTTCCCAGGTCTCGCCGAGCACGGTGTTGACCCAGGTCTTCAGCCGCGGCGCATCGCCCTTGCTGCGCAGGAAATCCTCGACCACCTCCTCCCAGCTCTTCCACCCCAGCGGGCTGTAGAGCGATGAGATGTGGAAGCCTGCCGTCTTGCCGTCACCGGGCGCGGTCGCGCGCCATTCGCCCGCGGTCAGCATCCGCGTCTTGTGGCTTTCTGAGAACCGTTCGCAGCAGGCCTCGCACTCGTAGCGGACCGTGCTCGGCTCGTTGTCTTCCCACTTCAGCTGCGGCCATTTCAGCCACTGCATCGCGCCGCAGCAGGGACACGGCACGAAAAAGCGCCGCTGATCGCTCAGCAGATACTCCGACTCGATCCGGCTGAAGTCCTTCACCGTCGGGGTCGAGGTCATGAAGATCTTGCGCCGGCTGAACGTCGTGCTCCGCCGCTCGGCCAGCGTCACCGGATCGCCCTCGCCGTCCACATCGCTCGGGAACGCATCCACCTCGTCGAGGAAGATGTAACGACACGGCGTCGATCTCAGGCCGGTTGCTGAATTGGCGCCGGTCAGGATCATCATCCCGCCGGGGAACTCCTTCGAAAACATCGTGTTGCCCGAGTCCCGCGAGCGGGCCGGCGCGATCTTTTCCGCCAGCACCGGCGTCTCCGTGATCAAACTCTCCAGCCGCTGCTTGCTCAGGCGCTTGGCCATGTCCACGGTCGGCTGCACCATCAGCATCGGCCCAGGCGCGTGGTCGATCACATAGCCCAGCCAGTTGGCGCCGCCTTCGGTCTTGCCCAGCTGCGCTCCAGCCATCAGCACCACCCGCTGCACTGGGCTGGTCGTGCTCAGGCAGTCCATCACCTCCTTGAGGTACGGCGTCCGATCGGTGCGCCACGGCCCCGGCTCGGCGCTGGCCTTGCCAGACAGCACCCGATGGCTGTCTGCCCACTGGCTCACCGTCAGATCAGCCTCGAACCGCAGCGCCTCCCGGCAAACCTGCAGCAGCTCGTCAATCGCTGATGGCACTACCCAAGCCCTCCAAGGCTTGCCCGATCTCCTTCAGCAGCATCGCGTGGATCTTTGCCTGGTCAGTCTCGGCCGCCACGATAGGCGCCACCCGGTCGGGGATGGTGCGCAGGCTGTCGCGCACCGCCATGTGCAGCTTGGCCAGCCGCATCTTCAGCTCGGACTTGTCCACCAGCTTCCCCGAGCGCTGGTCAAAGTCCAGCCGCGTCAGGCGAGCCGCGTAGGCCTCGCGGATCGCCCGCGACTGCGCAAACGATGGGATGGCCGCGGCCTGGTTCTGCTGTTGCTGCAGCGACTGGTCGATCGACGGCGCACCACCGCGGCCGCCACGGTCCGGCGCCTTGGCCGCGGCCACCTGCCGGTCCAGCTCCTGCGGATCCGCCACCACCCAGCTGCGCTTCTCCTTGCGCAGCGCATCGCTGCTGAAGCGGCCCTGCCCAGCCCACTTGCTCAGCTGCGTGTACTCGACCCCGCGATCCGTTGCGTACTGCAGCAGGTTCATGCGTCGCCCTCAGGGAACCGCTCACCCGTCGCCTCCAGCGTGGCGCGCTTGCCTGTGAACTGCTGCCACCGCTTCACGATCACGTCGCAGTAGCGCGGGTCAAGCTCCATCAGGCGCGCCTGGCGCCCGGTCTTCTCGCAGGCAATCAGCGTGCTGCCGCTGCCGCCAAAACCATCGAACACCAGCTTGCGCTTTGGATGATCCTCCAGCGCCATCTCGATCAGCTCGATGGGCTTCATTGTGGGGTGCAGCGTGTTGCGCTGCCGCTTGAGCTGCCAGACATCTCCTCTCACCGTGGACTGCCCGCCGAACGGCCCGTGATAGAAGATGATCTCGTGCTGCTTGTAGTACAGATCCAGGTTCTGGGCTGGATTCACCTTGTCCCAGACGATCATTGCTTTCGCAGGCTTCGCAAGATCAGCCATCGCCTGCTTAAACAGGTGCGCGTACTGCCAAGAGCAGCAGACGTACATCACCTCACAAGGCATGACAGTGCTGCGCAAGAAGTCCAAGAACTCCTCATCGCTCATCTTGTCGTTCGCAATCTTCTCGAACTTGGCGCCCATGTCCTGATAGCCGATGTTGTAGGGCGGATCCGTAAACACCAAGTCCGGGGTCTTCCCACAGAGCAGCTTGTCGAGGCTGAGCGGGTCGCTGCTATCCCCGCACATCACCCGGTGCTTTCCCAGCAGCCACACATCCCCCGGCTTGCTCACGGGATCGGCCGGCGGCTCGGGCACGGCCTCATCGTCCGCGCCTTCCGGTGGCAGCTCCTCGATGTCCGGCAGCAGGTCCGCCAGCTCGTCATCGCTGAAGCCGATCAGGCTCAGATCGAAATCCTGCTCGGCCAGGTCCTGCAGCTCAGAGCGCAGCAGGTCGGTGTCCCACCCAGCGTTCAGCGCCAGCTGGTTGTCCGCGAG